AAGATCACCGTTCCATTCACGCTTGACCTTGCATTGTCCCACGCCTTCCAGCGCCAGCACCTTGGTCCGGTAGTCGGCAATGTTCCCGCCGAAGGCGATGGAACGCCGTGCCTCGATCAGCCGGGCGCGGAAGTGTTCGGTGTCCTCTTCGTCTTCTGCAGGTGTGAGGCAGTGCCGCAGCTCTGCTTTTTGCAGACCTTCGACATACTCAATCGGCACCATCGTGCCGGTGTAGTTGTTGCTGATCGTGCCGGCGGTCTCGCACTGCACAAGCTGCGCATTGCGTGTCACCGGCTTGATGACTCCATCGACTTCTTCTTCAAAATCGACTTCTTGGATCAGCTCTCCGGTGTCCGGCCACGGAATGACAACATAGTTGAGGTCTTCGCAGGAAAAGCGGGTGCCTTTCGTCACTTCCACTCCGCTGAACACAGCATAATGGATTGCCTTCGTTGCCGCCCACGGCTCCATCGAGATGTCTTTTGCGCGCCGGATCAGACCGTCACGGCTTGCCGATTCAATATATGTTTCGTTGGTGATGAACGGCAGCGCTCCGGTATAGAGCATTGCCAGTTGAAACATGAGCGCCGCCACAGCATTATAGATCATGCTGCCGTCGCGCTTGTCATAGATGTCGCTGATCAGACCGAGCGTTTCCGTCATCAGCGCTTCGTAGTTGCGGTCGCTGAAATCGTTTTTCCACCGTTCAAGTAATGTTTCAAACTCCTGTTGTGTCATAATGCAACCCGGAAGGACCAGTCAAACGGGCCGTAAATCGTATGCACCGAAAAACTGCACGTCACTGTCTTCTTTCCTTTCTCGAACTCCCAACTGTCAACGTCCGTGATCCGGTCGTCCTGAATCAGGGCTTCCGTGATCCGGCGCTTGAGCTCGGAGATCGCATAGTCTTGCGGCTGACCGATCAGGTCCGCCAGTTCGGAGCCGTACCGCTGCGGATAGATGCAATAGCGGTACCGCATGATTTCCAAAATGTGATAAACGGTCTGCTTGAGCGCTTCGATGGTGTCACCCATGCCGATCCCGCGGTTCGTGTCGCGGTCAAAGAGCCACGTATACCCCGGCATCTGCAGTTCCGCCATCTCAATTTCGCCGATGTCGTCACCGGTCGACGGCAGCATATACAAGTCAGCCATGTTACATCGCTCCCTTCTTCGGCGCTTCCACGCGGTCGAGCACCACATAATTCTGGGCGCCGGCGCACCGCAGCAGGATCACCTTTTCGCCGACCTTGAGTGCAAGGTTGACCTTGAACCACTTATCGCCGCTGTATGCGTGGTTGTGCATCATAAACGCAGTCGGATCCGTGCCGCCTCCCGCGTATGCCGCGGTTCCGGTATAGTGTCCGTCGTTCACGGGCTGCGTGGTCGTCACGGTCGGCTCGTTGTCGTCGCCCTTCGTGGTCAGCTTCACCTCATAATCGCGCACGGCGTTCGTGAGGATCAGCTGATTCTCTTCCAGAATAAAGCGCTGATCCACATCAATGCGCAGCGGCTTTTCGCTGAGCACCGTTCCAAACAGCACATCGCTTGGCTTTGTTCCGTCAATCGTGTTTTTCGTAATCTTCTTCATCATCTCGAAGATTGCACGCACGTCAGCGTCACGACTCAAAACCGTTGCCTCCTCTCAGATCAAGACTCATCAGATGCTGGTTTTCCCGAAACTCGTGCGTCACCTGCTCCACAACCATATAGTTTGACAGGTTCATGTCGCCGAGCCCCAGCATACACACCACAGACGAGCCTGCGCGCACCCGGGTGTCGCCAATCACGTTCTTGAGCGAAAGGGTTCGCGTCTTCCGGTCGCGCAGCTTGAGAATCTGCGTTGCACGCATCAGACCGTCCTTGGCGTCATCATCCAATTTCTCGTAATACTGCAGAATTCCCCATTGCGCTTCCTTCACCGGATCCTGCGCCAGGAAGATCTTCCGCTTGCCGCTTTCCTTGTCTTCCTGCACCAGCTTGATCCGGTTATAGGTGTCTTTGGAAATGCTCGTTTTATAGGAAAAGTTTCCCACGGTGCTTTCGTTACAAAGCAGCGGCAGCTTCATCGCCTCGATGTGTTCCAGCGTCAGCAGCCCTACCTTGTCAGAGAACACATACATTTGTCCGGTCGATTGCAGCGTCAGCTTGAGCGCGTTATTGATCATGTCATACAGCGTCACGTTGTCTTCCAGCCGCTGCCGGATCAGATACGGCGTCGGCGCCAGCACACCCACCCGCAGATGGAAGTCTTCGGCGATCATGCGGATCACGTCGGCCGCCGTCTTGTTTTGATAGTTGTATGTGTCTTTGTTTTTGGTCAAGTAATACAACTGATCATAAGCTGTCACTTTCAGTTTTTTGCTTTCAAGCCCGGTGCGGTCCTTCTCAAAAATGAATCCCTTAAAAAATGGTTTTCCGTTGACCGAAAACTTTACGGGATCGCCCTCATGAAAGGACAACCCCGCTGTTTTGATGGCTGTAAAATTCATTTTTCCGGGCTGACCGCTACGCTGCCAGTCAATTGTCACACCATCCACAACCGCCGGCTGCATCAGCTTCGCACCGCTCTGGATCAGAAGATCATATCTCATCCCGGAATCGTCAGCACCGTTCCGGCAGGCACGTTGTTCGGGTTCGTGATCTTGTCTTTGTTTGCGTTTACAAGATCCTTGAACCGGCTGCTGCTGCCGAGATAGAGCGCGGCAATGCTCCACAGCGTTTCACCGGGCTTGATGGTGTGGGCTTTTGCTGTGGGCTTGTTGGTCGTTTCGCGCTCTTTGGTGATTTTCGCAACCTTCTGCTTTACCCCGCCGACCGTAATCGTCTTAACGTCAAGCGTCTGGGTGCCATAGTCAACATACTCGCGCAGCGACACATCCACCTGGACGTCCAGACCTTCTTTGCCGTCTTCAACGATGTTATAATCTTCGATCAACACCTTGATGTTGGTGTCATACATCAGCTTGCCGTCTGGCATGGTGCGCGTCAGAATCGCCTGTGTCGGCTTTTTCTTCGTTGTGAAGTTTCTGAGCTTTTCCAGATAGTAGTCCGGTGCATGAGCGCCGCCGAGCATCGGAAAAACCAGCGGGACCGGCACATCTGTCAATCCCGGGCTTTTGGCGATGTTGATCGTGCGACCGTCCAGCAGGTTTTCGGTTGTATTTTTGCTTTTGACTTTCTGCGAGAATTTTGCCGGCAGTACCGGCATTTCGACCCCGCAAAGATAAAAATGATACGGCATCTTAATCACCGCCTTCCGATCCGCTGTCCAGCGCGTCTTCCAGCATCACGCGCAGGCCGCGGAACCAGTCTTCCCCGTCCACATCGGACGTGAAGCTGTTCTGCATCCCCGAAAAGTCAACATTGATCTTTCGGGTCGTAAACTTGTTGATTGCTTCGCGTTCGGCCATTTCCTGCATCAGCTCGGCGTCCTTCGCATCGATCTTGGTTTCCTGCTGCACTGTCGCAGCCGTCTCGATCACACTGGTCGTGACGCCTTCAACCGCAGCGCTGAAACCCATGTGACCGCCGATGCCTTCCGTCGCGTTCAACACACGGTTGGACATATCCTGCGCGGCTGCAACTGCTTCGCCGGCGCTGTAGGTAATACCGTTGACAAGACCGCGGTCAAAGTTGATGCCCATTTCCTCGGTTGCCTTCGACGGCGAATGCTCTTTGAACACGCCGCGAATCGCCTCAAGAATCCGATGCCCGATGCCCCTGACTCTTTCAACAACCCAGCCAACCGTGTCACTGATGCCGTTCCACAAACCTTTCAGCAGATTCGCGCCTGCGTCTTTGAAGCTGCCTATAAATTCGAGGAATTTGCTAACCATAGACTCGACAATCCCTGGAATTGATGCGCAGATCTGCGCAATGATTGTCGGGATTCCCATGACAATAGCCGTCAGCAGCTTGATTCCTGTCATCATCATTTCGCCCTGATTTGAAATAAAGGCGTTGACCAGACCGCCGACGATCTCAAAAACTGCCGGAATCAGCGCAGCAATGATTGCGCCGGAATTATCCAGCAGCGCACCCAGCAGCTGCATACCGGCTTCGATAATCATCGGAATGGCGCCAACCAGGAAATCAACAATACCGACAATAATTTCCGGCAGACGTGCAATCAGGTCCGGCAACGCTGCGATAATGCCGTCAGCAAGCGCCAGAACAAGCTGCAGCGCTGCATCAAGGATCATGTCAAGGTTATCAACAAGACCTTCCACAACCGTCAAAACGGCGTCAATCGCAACAGGAATCAGTTCCGGCAGCGCGCCGGAAATCTCGTTGACCAGTGTCAGAACAACCTGCACCGCCGCGTTGGCGAGGCTCGGCAGCTGCTGCACAATGGATCTCGCCATATTCAGCACCGCGCGAATCACGGGCGGAATCAGCTCCGGAAGCAGATTGATGAGCATATTCAGCACACCGTCAAACAGCGTCGTCACCTGATCCAGAAGATCCGGCAGCATACCGCCGATTGCTTCCACCAATGTCATCGCGACGTTCGGAAACGCCGCCACAATGTTTTCGAGCACCGGCATCACGTTGTTTGCCGCTGTCATTGCGGAATTGATGAGGTTGTCTGCCAGTTGTTCGACGTTCGCGTCCGGATTGCCAAGTCCTGCGATCAGGTCCTGATACGCCGCCTTGAGCATACCGAAAGAACCGGAAATCGTACCCTCTGCTTCACTCGCGAAGTTGTTCGCGTATTGCCTTGTGTTCTCAAAGAAATACTGCATCGCGAGATCGGCTTTTTCGGCGCCGTCCATCTCGCTGAACTTCTTGTCGAGCTTTTGCGCGGCAGCGTAAGCTTCCAGCGTGGTCGCGTCCATTTTCACGCCGAGATTGTCCATCATGGTGTAGTTGCCTTTTGCCGCGCCGGTCACAGCTTCCAGCGCTGCACTGGTCTCAATGCCCATGACCGACGCCATATCAGCCGCGCGTTGCATGGCCTGTGTGGTCATTTCCGCGCTTTTTTCCTGCGAAAGGCCGGAGCCCTGGAACAGGGCGCCCATCTTATTCGCATTCGCCAGATACTCCGACTGGGACACGCCCATGTTCTTATAAGCTTCTGTGCCGACCTTTTGAATGTTGGCGGCATACTTGCCGAAAACAGCCTCCGAGCCGCCGAGGTTCTGCTCCAGTTCGCCATAACTGTCAATGACGTCCTTTGCCAGCTTTACCGTTGCGCCCGCGGCGGCTGCCGTTGCTGCAGCCATCGCTGCGCCGACGGTCTTCATCACAGCGCCTAGCTTACTGAACTTCTTTTCGGCTTTTTCGGCGCTCTCGCCGCTTTCATCAACACCTTTCCCGGCGCCCTCTGCGGCATCTTCCAGCTCGTTATAGTAGTTGTTCGTGACGTTGATCGTGTTTCCCATGACCTGCATGGCGGTCTCGGTCTCTTCAATCTCGTCAGTGGCTTCATCCAATGCTTCGCTCATGCCGCGCAAAAACTCTGCAGCGTCATGGATTGATGCAGTGTCGAGCGGATCGCTGCTTGCGCTCTGCAGCTTTTCAAAAGCGTCAACGGTTCGGTCCATCGCGTCCGCAATCTGGTTGAGCTGCTGCGTCATGCGGTCATTCAGACCGAGAGTTGTTGAAATGTTCGACATGCGTTCACCTCTTTGCTTTTGCCAAAAAAAGGCGGAGCAACCGCTCCGCCCTCATTCATCGTCTTTTCTGCTCCCGCCGTTCCTTCTCTTTGTCTGCGAGGTATTTGTCAATCATTGCGCGAACGGCAATTTGTTCAAGATACGGCAGATTCAAGAATTCATGCGGCAGCAGATGCAGTCGGTGGAGCGCAAAATAGCAGTAATTTGCCTCGGCGTCTCCGCCCTCGATTAGTTTTTTACTTCTTCCTCGAGTTCGTCTTCGCTTTTGAACCCGCAATGCCGGACGATCGCCAGCACCAGCTTATCGAACTCACCGGCGGAAAGCATTCTGCGGATCAGATCCTCTGCCGTGCTGCAGCCCCAGTTTTCGATCAGTTTCACGTCGCGCAGATCCGGCCACACAACACATTCGGCTGCAAGGCGCGCCTGATAATAATCATTGTCGCGCTTCTCGATGGTGCGGCCGGCTTTGTCTCTGCCGACGTGGATCGTGCAGTCCTTGCGCAGCTTCTGGTTTTCGTCTGCGCTGATTGCCTTGATCTTCCACTTGACGGGCTGCCCGTCCTTGTCAACGAAGCGGTCCGACACCTGCACTTCTTTGATGCCGATCTGTTTCACATTTTCCTGCATGAATGCGGAAAGCGATTCTGCCATTTTTTACTCCTCCTTAGTCTCTTAGAGCATATATCCCGGTGTGGTCTGTTTTTCCGGGAAGCTCACGCTGCGGGCATAGCCCGAAATGCTTTGTTCGATGAAGTCATCGTTTCCGGCTGCCTTTGCAAGCAGCACGTCGCCGTCGATGATGCAGTCATTGGCAACAACGGTCGAGCGGCCGAGCTCTGCGGCAGCCGGGTCGTCGTTGGTGCACTGGATCGTGATCGTCGGCATAACGCCGGTCTCAAGATACGTCTGCACAACGTCCTGAACCGAAGAATCTACCTTGTAATGCGTCGCGCTCCACTGGATGTCTGCGCCCGTCGGTTTGCGGCCGTATACCAGCATACCGACCGCGGGCACTTCCTTGGTCTTGACGTTGTATTTGAGCTCGAAGTTGGTCAGCGTCGCCCATTTATAGCGGCGCCCACCGATGGTGAGCAGCACCTCCGCTTCTTTCGCGAGCACTGCATCGCCGGGCTTCATCTCCGTGCGTCTCATCATAGCGTCATCCCTCCTTACATGATTTCAACGTCCATATAGAGCTGGCTCATCGCGTTGACGATGTTGAGCTCTTTGATAAGGACATAGACGGCTCTCTTCTCTGTGCCTTCTGCGCAAAGAATGTTGTCCGGGTTGAGGTTCTGAATTGCTTCCAGACGCTCAAGCTCAAGCAGATATACATAGATGTCATTCCACAGAGCTGCGCGGCCTGCAGCGTTGTTCGGAACCTTGCCGAGATAAGTCCTGTTGAACAGCAGCGCGATGTCGTTGGCAATCTGGTCGCAAACGCGGATCGTCTGGTTCATACAGAACAGCTCGTTCTTGCGTTTCGTCACACTCACAAAGGTGTTGATATCCTCGAGAATGCGGACTTCCCCGTTGACGTTGTGGAAGACAAGTCTGCCTTTTTCCATCGCATCCGCAAGCTGCGACTGCGACATCGACACATCAACAGTCAGCTCACCGTCATACTTGACGTTGGTCAGCGTGCTCTTGATAATGCAGCCTGCTTCCGCGCCGGTGAGCCAGTACAGCAACGCAGTGTCCGCAATGTTGCCGGTGATCGTCTCGTGCCGGCTCTCGCTCCACAGACCGATCACGCCCTCATAGTCCGCGGCGGACTGCCAGGCGACCAGCTGGTGCTTCATGCCGAGCTCATCGCGCACACGCTTTGTGAACGCTTCATACAGGTCGCGCACAACGCTGTCTTTGGACGGGCAGCAGAGCGTGTTATAGGAATACTTTTCAATCGCATCCAGGAACTCCTGATGATCGCCACCGTTGCTTTCACCGTCCGCGCCGCCGGTGAGATTGATGCCGGCAATGCCAGCCTCGGGAATGCCAGGTGTGACATAGTTCTTGCCTTCCTCTGTGTCCGGCACGCTGGTTTCACCCTGCGTCGGCGTTTGCGTAAAGTGATAATAACGAGTGACAGTCACTTCCTGATCATCAACCGTCTCCTGTGCGGTTACGCTCTTGATCCAGCTGACCCAGTCGTTGTTCACAAGATCACACCAACGGTTCACGCTCTGTTTGTCAACCTCACGGGCACCGACGATGGTGCGCACGATAAAGTAGTGCGTGTTGTCCGGGTCCGGCGTGATCGTAACGCGGATATCATTGCCGCGCGATCCGGGATACTTTGCCGCCGCATAGGTGCAGGCAGCCGTTGCGGCCGCATTGACAATTTCGTGCGTGGTTGCGTCAACATGCCCGCTGCCGCTAAGGCGATAAACATACGCCTTTGTCGCGTGCTGAAACAGCTCACGCATAGGCAGCATCTCGTCTGCCGTGTAATCGTACCCGAAGAGTGCGAAACTGTTTTTCTGAAAATCGCCGTTCTCAATCAGGCGAACTTCTCCAACAGGTCCCCACCCCAGGGCAATCGGAACCGCAGCAACGCCGCGGTCGGAAAGCGTCGCGCTGGCGCGGATCGCCGACGCAAAGTTGACATAAGTACCGGGCAGTCGTTTGTTCTGGCTGACCCAGGTGCCGCCGCCATGTGCCATTTACTTCACCTTTCCTTTCAAAAAAGAATCGATCAGGTCATCCACCTGATCGATCGTGTATCTTTTGTCGTTTTTCAACAGCGCATTCAAAAGATCGCGCTGGTGTCTGTACCTTCGGCTTTGCAGCAGATCCTGCTTTTCATAAACAGGCGCCTTTGCCGGTTCAGCCTCCGGTGTTTTCGTCTTCTTCATGTTGTGCTCCTTTCGTGCAGCTGTCGCGCTCCAACACTTCCATCATCGCCGTGCCGTAGATCTCGGCGTCAACTGGGATCGGATTTCCCTTGTCATCGACCAGCGGGTTTCCGTCTTCGTCAACAATCGGATTCCCGTCTTCGTCAGTCTCGACAAGAAAGATTTTTTCAAATGCGTGGTGCTGATAACGCACCGTGATGTGCAGCCGGTCTTCAATCTGGCTGATCGTCAGATCGTTCAGCGCGTGAACCACGGCGCCGCTCGGTGTCGTGATCGTGTGCAAAATGGCAGGAATCACCGTTTCAACAGCAAGCAGATTGTCAATCAGACTATCCGGCTTTCGCGGATCCTCTACGCCGTAGTAGGTGATTTCAAAAGAGGAAAGCACCAACACACGATTGCGCATACGCTCCGGCCGCACAGAGGTGATATAGGAAACAACAAAATCTCCCTCACATAACGCCTGCGGCACGTTGTGCTTGTAGATATGGCTGCTCGGGAACTGCTTCTTCAGTGCAGCAGCAATGCCGCTCATGATCTGGCCTTGACTGATTTCTTTCATCCGAATAGTTCCTCCATGAATGCGTCCACGCGCTTTTGGATTTTTGCGTCCGCCGCGCCTGCACGCATCTGCATTTCAGCCTTTTCCTTGAATTTGACGCCAGCAGCAGCGGGCGAAATGAGCTTTTTGCCTATGGCTGGCACATAACGTCCAACCGTCTGCCGGTGCCCTTCTTCAACATAGAGCGCATAGTCTTTGATGTTTTCAACGGTAATCAAATACTGATTGCCGGATCTCACAACCTGCAGCGTTTTCGCAAAGGCCGCCGGGCTTTCGTCACGTCCGCCGGTCCAGCCACGTTTCAGCTCTCCGCCCTCATACCCGTCCCATGCGGCACGCCAGGCGGTGTACTTCTTCATTTCGCTTTCGCCGGTCGCATTGCCGATCACGTCTGCAAGGTCCGGCGTTTTGCCGGTTGGCGTCAGCGGAATCACAATTTCAAGAAAGGCCTCGGCCATATTTTTGGCGCAGTCTTCACATAACTGCGCCATCTTTTCGCCGTTTGCCGCCTCGCGGATCCGGTTGGCAAGCTCCCTGAATTGCGAAAATTCAACGGTTCCCCAACTCATGCCCACGCCTCCTTCAGCGTGACCGGCACTTCCTGATGCACTGAAAAAACAGCAGCCACGCCGCTGCGCTCGTATGTACGGGTTACGCCCTCATGCGTGACGGAGATCTTGGAACCTGGCGGAATCTCTTTCGCCTTGTCAAGAATCAGCACCGTCGACTGATACGTGCTGGCGGCGTGGTCTGTGTCGTTGGTTATGGTGACGCTTTTGTGCGTCATCCTGCATGGTTCGGCTTCAAACAGAACAGACCATTCCTGTTCGCTGAAAGGGCTGTTGTCGTCCTCGCTGTTTTGCATCACATAGACCGTGCACCTGTCGCACCACAGCGACCGGAGCGCCGCGGCATATTCTTTCGGTGTCAGCATGACAACCTCCTGTACCGTGTCAGCGTAGAAGGATCCGGCCAGGTGAGCTTACGGATCAGAGCGTCCAGCCGCGCTTCCGGTGTCAGACTGCCGTCCGACGCTGCTGCAAAGGTGACTTGCACGTCGCCTTCTTTGATTTGCTTGGCTGGCGTGTCTGCAAGGTCCACGCTCTCAAGCTGCAGCCGGCCGGCGGCCTTAGTGTCCTGCAGATATAATCCGGCAGCCATGCAAACAAAGGTATAGCGCAGTCCTTCCGGCATTTCCTTGTGGTTAATGTCGGTCAAAATGATTTCCTCGGCGTGCTTGACCGCAAAATCAAGAATAAAGTCATCTTGACTGACGCCAAGGACGCCGAGCTCCTCCAGAAGGCGCGCCGTTTCTTCTCTGATGTCCATCTGCTTCCTCCTTAGTGCTGTTCCGCCTCGATCTTTGCAAGAACCTGCGCTTTTGTTTTCGCGCCGGCAAGGTCAATGCCGCGCTCATCGGCAAAGGCTCGAAGCTCTGCAAGATTCATGCCGGAAAGGTCCACGCTCTGCGACACGCGCTGCACGGTATGACCTTCCTGCTCCAATTTTGCTGCCTCTTCCGGGCTTGTGACTTCGATCTCACGAACGACACGCTGTCCGTCCCAAAATCCGCCAAAAGCGCATTTGTGTGTCACAATGAACTTGAATTCCATTGTTATGCCGGAATCTCAAGGCCGGTGATCGTGCCGTGCAGGAACGCCGGACCGTGGTCAAGACCGATTTCGCCATACAGCTGCTTGCGTTCGGATGCACCGGTCTTGGCAAGGTCTTCCAGGAAGAGCAGACCCTTACCCGGGACGTCCTGGAACACAGGCGCGCAACCGGCAATGTCGGCGACCAGAATCTTGTCGGCCGGGACGAACGGATCATAGACAATGTCCATCGCGAAGAAGTCGGTCTCCACGCGGGTGATGTTCATGCCGCCGGTGTTGCGCGCCGCCGGCGTGTTGTAGCCGAGCTGGCTTTCATACAGCTTCGTCAGCAGCTGCTTCTGATAGCTGCCGCAGTACAGTCTCATGTTACCGAACGGCGCGCCGGCATCTGCCATCGCTTTGTAAAGCGCACGCAGCAGATCGAGCGACAGCGGCGCCGCCACACTGTTCGATGTCGCGTTGATGGTTGTGCCGGTCGAGCACAGCTCAAACATACCGCGCGTTTTGTTTGCCACATTCGCCGCAGTCGACTTCTGATAGGTGCCGTTCAGGAACGTATATTCCACGTCGCGCGCAATTTTCTGCAGACGAAGCTTGACCTGTTCGTCCACTTCGTCGGTCGGGTTCGCTTTCTGACCGGCAATGTTCAGGCCGGACAGTTTCCCGCGGTTCGCCATCTTGGCATAGGTGATGGAGATCGCCTCGTGGAAGATCTGCGTCACGTTTGTCTTCTGCTCGCGCACAATTGCGGTCGCAGTCGGCGCCGTCTCAGATGCGGTTTCGGAAATCGCCGGCTGTGCGGCATCCGGCAGCTCATAGAGCTGACCGACGGCAAACTCGTCGCTTTCCGTTTTCAGGCCGCCGGACAGGCCGCCGATGTCAGAAAGAAACGGGGTTCTGGTAGGCGATGCAGTGAACAGATCGCCCGCGAAATTCGGCAGATTGTGGGTATTGCCGGTTCCGGTAATGTTGGTAGGCATTAAAGACCATCCTTTCTTGTTTTTTTCACATCAAAATAATGCCTTCTGCAGCGGCTTTTCTTTTGATCGCCGACACCGCTGCCATGTCGCCGTTTTTCCTCGCTTCCGCGAGGTCTGCTTCGTAGCTCTCCGATCCTGTGCCGGCAGCCTTCTTGTTTCCGGGATCCACCGGCTGCGCGCCGTTCAGCTTCGCCGGGCCCGTTTCCTTCGTTTCAAAAAGAAACGCGGAATCCGCGCCCTCAGTCAGTTCCTTGATCCAGTCTTCCAGACCTTCCACCGTTTCGCCCTCTCCGAGCGTGGCTTCGTTCAGCTTGTCCTGAATCAGTGCGAGCGCTGCCTTCACGTTTTTCGCGCCTGCTTTCTGCAGCGCTTCGCGTGCGGCGTATTCGATCTTAATCTTGTCGATCCGCTGATCATACTCTGCCTTCTGCTGGTCGAGCTTCTGCTGCAAAGCAGCCGCGTCGCCGCTGGTGTTCTGCAGATCCGCAATGGTCAAATCACGCTCGCCGACCTGCTTCTTATATGTGTCGGCGTCTTTCTTCGTCTTGTTGAAATCCTCGCGCGAAACCGTCCGTTTTCCGATTTCCTGCGCCGCCTGGGCGTCCATTTCTTCGGTGTACGCTTCGCCGATGATCTTTGCAAGCCAATCCAGTGTCATGTGAGCTCCTTTCTGCGCTGTCCTTTTGGTTGAGCCAGTCCTCATATTGCGCAAGCCTTCTTGTTGTCCGCTGGCCAACGCGGTATTTTTGGGTATGAAAAAAGCACCCCGAAGGATGCTTGAATCATTGAATTATTGTGCGTGTTTTTCAAAAAGATGCACGTTAATTGTTCTTGTCCTGCTTGATTTCCTGTTTCGGTCGCAGCGCATGAAACACAGCGCACACTGTCCACATCACGGCGAAATACACCCAGTAGCTGAATGTCGGCAACCCGAAATGCGGCGCAACCGCCTCCCATGCGATTTTAAGGAATAGACCGTTCAGCAACGGCTGAAGAAATGAGAAAAATGTAATGATAGTTGTCAGCGTGATCATGTTTCATCCTCCTTCATCGTGCACTACATGTGCACGGAACCGCGTCATCACGAAACGCAATCACGAACGGGATCTTATAGGTTTCGCATACTGCGCGCTCGATTGCCATTCCGCCGGTGTACGGTTCTCCTGCGAAATAGACCGCATCCGCTTCTGCAAGCAGCGACAGGGATTTTGCAATGGCAGCGGCCGGTTTCAGATCCGCGAACTCCGGGTGATAGCTGTCAATGATCTCGACGTTGTCGCCGTGGTTTCTGCGGATCAGCGCCTCAACCTCTTCTCTCACTTTGAGAATTTCTTCAGGCTTCCATCCGCGCATCTTTTGGCTGATAAATACTTTCATGGTCAAACTCCTTTCGGGTATAAAAATACCGCCCTTGCGGACGGTTGAGTTACTGAATCAATTCCTCGTTCGCGCCTTTTCAATCAGTTTCTTATATGCTGCTCTGTCTTCTGCGTATTTCATTTCCTGGAAAGCTCCGAAGTTCCGCGGCCCGTCTTCGCCGAGAACTTCTTTAATCTCCCGATACTGCTCAAAATCCGGAATCTCGTTCATTTTAACCCGACGCTGCTTGCTGACGAACCCAGCGCCGTATTTGGCGTCCTGTTTCTCCATCCATTGCTTATAGGTCATGTCACCCGGCACTCTGTATGTCTCGCCGGTTTTGGCGTCTCGCGCAATGCGCTCAACGAACTTCTCAACGTCTTCGTCGTATGGCCTCGTTGTGCAGCGACAGTTCGGGTGAAACGGGTGTGCCGTTTCTCCTTCTTTGCGTTCGCTCATCGGAAACACCAGACCGTCCATTTTTTGACAGATCTCGCAGGTCGTCGCACTGAGTGTTGCCACAATTTGATAGCGTTCAACCTTCAGCTCCCGGAAGGTCTCTGCCTGGGCTTCACTTGCGGCGTGTGAGCTCTCGGTCATGATCAGTCGCCCGGCGTTCCGCTTGCTGACGCCGAATTCCTTTGCAATCGTGCTGATTGCCCGATCTGGCTTGGCTCCGGTCGCGATCATCTGCGTCAGCTCTCGGTTGACAACCTGCACCAGCCTGTCTTTGTCCTTCCAGCATCGCGCAACATAGTTGCTGCTGTCCGTCGTCCACGGCCGCCTCAAAGCGTTCATGATCCTGGTTCTGTCAACTCCTCGCATCTGCACGCCGATTCTCGCCTGTTTTTGCAGTTCAAAAGCTGTGTGAAAGTAGCTTTCAACGAAAGTTTGACCGGCGGCGTCGCCAATCGTGCTGATCTGCCTGTCTGCAATCACTTCGCACTGCTGCCGCAGACGCGTCCGCAGGGCGTCAAGCTGTGATATATGCACTTTTGCGCTGGCGTTTTCCAGCTCTTTTTCCCATATACCGTCAGCGTTTTCCCAGGCGTGCCGCATATACTCATTGACATCCCAGTGGAATTCTGCAAGCTCATCTTTCTGCAACAGTTGCCTTGCTTCCTTGAATGTAACGCCGTTATTCTTGGCTAAGCGTTGGTACCAGGCGCGGATCTGCGTTTCTATGCGTCTGATCGCTTCGTCGTACTGCTCTTGCGCATACGGAACAAACACATTCTGCACATCGTCCAGAATCGCATCCTGACTCTGCTTTGCGCGCTGCGCCCAATACACAGCATTCTTCTCGCGCTTATTCATTCAGCGCACCGCCCTCATTCTTTTGGTTGAAAGAATTATTATACGGATCCGCGGCTTCCTTCTGCTCCGTCTGTTCCGCCTTGCGGCGCTCCATTTCTTTTTGCACGTCTTTGGTCCACGGGTGCTGTTCGATCACAGTCTGCTCGCTCAAAATGTTCATGGATGCAATGCAGTTTTCTATTGATTCCTTTTCATTGATGAGAATGTCCCGATTAAAGATCACCTCAACCGGCTCATCTTCATAGTCACCCTCGCCCTTGTTATCAAGGAACTTATCAACAAACCAGAGCAGGTCCTCGAAGCTCGCCTGGAACTCAGTTTCCATCGCGTTGGCGTCGATATCGATCTCCGAATAGACGGACTGGATGTTCATCTGGTTCGGGTTTCCGCTCATGCGCTCATCCTTGGCGTCAAAAGACCGCATGTTCTCGATGATCGCTTTTTTCAGCAGCTCAAGGATCGTTTTATAGTTTTCGGCGTTGACTTTGATTTCAATCGTGTCAACACCGCTTTCGACTCCCTGAAAATTGGTTCCGACCAGGACACCGCCGTTCTTATAGATCTTCTCGACCAGATTGCCGAGGTCTTCACCCATTGCATTCTTGATCACGAGGATCGTGTTGAACGGACTACTTTCCATGCCGTTTGCAAAATCTGAAAGCAGCAGATTATAGGCGTCCTGTATGCACTTCACCCGGCACAGGATCGATTGCTCTTCCCGGTTGCCCTTGAACGGCACCAGCGGCAGTCTGTCCCAGTTGTACCCCTGCACCGCGCCCGAAGGCTCTGTCACCGTGATATACGGCTCCGTCGGCGTGTCATAGTCCGGCTTCAGCTCGCCGTCCCAGATAAACGGTGTAATGCCGTTCCCGTCGAAAACCTGCACTTTGTGCACGTCTATTTTGTTTCCGTTCTCGTCGTATTCTTCCACTGTGAAAAACCGAACGGCACAGTCCAGCTCCGTGTGTTCCGCATCCGCCCACTCCGGCATGATCTCCGATGCAGGAAATGATGCAAAGCGCATTTCGTCGTCTTTGATGTAGGCATATACCCAATGCAGCCCGCAAAGCGTCGCGCCGTGGCCAACCATCCAGAATGTGCGCATAGCTCTCGGTCCGAAGACCTTGTTCAGCTTCTTTGTATATTCATCGTTGCCGCTGCTGAACGTCAGCGGCTTGCCGAGGATATAGTTCGCCTTCTTGTCAACGTGTATTGCAAACTGGTTGTCGACAATCCTGTTGTTCGGCAGCTTGTCATTCGGAACCAGGTCCCCGTCTTTATTCAGCGTTTTTCTGATCCGCTGCAGGATGTCGTGCTTGCCGGCATAGTACCTTTCGGCCAAAATCTGAAGCTTCCGTTCTTCACTGACCAGCCAGACCTTGATTTCCTCTTCCAGGAAACGGATGTCGCTCATCTTGCTGTGAGCGTCATATCTGCTTTTTAAATTAAGCTTTCTCATGTTTTCCCCCCTCAGAATGAAAAACCGCTGCCTTGTGATTCCACTTCCGCAACGCCAGTTGTTGCATCCGGCGCGTCGTCGTGATCGTTCTCGCCCTTGCTCTGATAGCGGATCATAGCGTCGTAATATTCCGGCCACTTGTCGCGCCAGTTGACCGGGAAATGTATGTGGTTCATGACCCATGTCGCATTGGACAGGATCCTTGCTTTTTTGTTCCTGCTCTGGAAGAACCAGC